GGGTGGTGGTTGGGGACGGGTGGTTCAGTCACCGATTAAGAAGATTGAATGAGTTTATAGGGTGTCGGCAAGTAGATTGATGCTATGGCGACAGCAAAAACAGGTAGTTTTTACCTAACTGAGACAATAACAATACCAGCAGGAACACTAGACGGTGGCAGAGTACAAGGCACAATTGACCTTGGTGCATATGTGAACGTAGCAACAGGCCAAGCAGTGGCAGTTGAAAGCGTTGACTTTGTACACCAGGGCAGAGCAGTTTACAGCCAAAACCCGGCTGACTTACTTGCTGCTAACGGGACACTTAGCACACAATTGACTGACCTAAACCCGGGTAGCAACTTTGTACGTGCTGACAATCAAAGTTTAATTGCATCATCCGCACTAATTCTAGACGTTACACAAAACATAGCTTCACATCAAGCAGACATTTACCCTGACAACTTTGGGCCGGCTGCTATGTCTGAAGCATTTATGGTTGTCAATGATTCACTTTACCTAGTATCCGGTAACAACGGTGCAGCTACTGGCGCATCCGACATTTACGTTACCGCTAGAATCAAGTGTAGAGTAGTCAAACTATCTAGCAAGGACTGGATGGCAATAGCAATTCAATCAACTGCAAGTGATAACTAATCGTAGGAGTTGATCCTATGGTTAAGATAGAGGGGACTCTCGATGAACTTCGAGCATTACTTGGCAGGGCTGAGCGCAGTGTTGCTGTTGCTTCTGAGACCGTTAAAGAAACTAAAAAAGTCGTTAAGAAAACTAAACGTAAACTATCAGAATGGCAACGTTACGTTAGAAACAAGTCTAACCACATCAAGTTTAAACGAGGACCAAAAAAAGGAAGACTAGATTTAGCGGCTATGTCTAAGGCATTCAAGAGGAGGTCAAAGAAATGAACGCTATAACATCACTAATGATCGCTAGAAAACTACGTCCTGATCCAGAAGCAACTAAGAAAACAACTACAAAGAAAACTAAAGGAGGCAAAAAGTAATGGACAGAACACTAGTTGCAGAAACTCCACCACTATTTGTAACAGCAGATGCCGTTGTACAGAGATGGAATTTACAAACAGCAACTGAATGGAGAAGTATTGATCCGGGTACATTTAATCAATATTGGTTGCATGAATCTACCATTGATTTAGGCGGATATACTAGGCAAGACGATATGACAGTATACTTTAGAGCTAGTTTTGAACAAAAGTCTGGACCTTATACCGCAGTTTGGTTTGCTAGAAGTGAACTACCACTATCTGGATATGATGCAGCAATGCAAGAACTAACTATTATTAGTTCAGTTCCATTTACGGACACTCAGATTCTAAACGGTTTGTTAGTTGCACCGGGTTTTACTGCTTATTCTGACCCTGTTTTTCCTGCAGACTTTGGAAACTTCGATAGAACACATATTATTCATGGACGTCGAATAGACCACACTGTATCTAGTACCTTTGGAGCTTCTGAATTTACAGATGGAGGCGAAGGTTATCTATTACCTGTTGATACTTGCGAGTTTAGTAGTTTAGAACCTACTGCTGCAGATACTTTGTACGTTTATCGAGTTATGGCATTTCCTAGACCATCAATTCAATTCTCAACCGGTTTAACGTTGGCAGCCGTACCTTCACGTCGCATTATATTAGACACATTTGTGGGTGAAGAACCTAATCTAGCTTACATGATGAGGCTAAAGAGATCATACGAACTTGCGAATCAGGTGTGAGCATGTATTTTGAAACCAGAAAGTTCTGGCGATCTAAAACTCGACCTATCAATGAATATTCTTTAGACTTGATGTTAAAATCAAGAAAGAAAACTATGGAACGCCAAGCACGTTATGAAGCGTGGGCAGAAAAAAATAGAGAGAATTTAAAAGTTGTACTCTATGATTCGTTAAGTTGGTTAGCAGACCAAGCACTAATTGATGGCCCTATTAGTGGAGCGTCTAGGGCGTTACTGCGTTTAGGCTATGGTGGAGCAGCAAAGGCTGTACCAGTTATTGGAACTACTGTGCAAGTTGCTTACTCTTTCGCTAGTTATGCAGCAGATCAAACCGCAGCCAATATTGCAGCAGGCATGCCAAGTACTGTTGCATTAGATTATACTCCAGAGATACGAGCTTACGAGTCTAGCGCATTAGGTTCTAGCCGTATTATCTAAGGTCTACTGCGCAAACGTCGCATATCCATAATGCAGGTGTACTGTTTAATCCCTTAGACCATACTTCATAGTCATAAACGTGACCATCAAACCCACAGCAAGCGCACGTAACTATCATACGTTCACCCACTTACCAACCATCTCTTTATTGCACGTTATACAATGTGGCATAAACACTGGAACCTTATCGACTTCATGATAGAAATCGGGGTGATCAGGACAAAATATGTGATACTTGATTTGAAATGTATTACGTTCATCCTGTTTTAGTAGCTGCTCACGTACGTACTTGCTAAAATTCTTCATCTTAGACGCTATCTCATACGTCGTTGGACATAAATTAACCATTTTATGTCGCTTCATTGCATTAACCACCATTGATAACCTGGGTCTGAACATTCTTTGCCGCGTATATTGTTAACACAACAACACTTTATGCAGTAACCTGTCCATCTTTGCACTTCTATTTGCGTTAAACATCTAGATTTTAATGCCAATGGATGCTTTTTTTTGCGACATCCAGGGCATTCCCAATAACCGTCCATGTTTACTGCTGATGGTTTTTGTATATATATACAGCGGAAAAGTTCTGAGTTAAGTTAAAGTTCAGTGGCTAGTTAGCAAGGGGTGGTGGTTGGGGACGGGTGG